CGGGTACTCCTATAATCTTGTTGTAATAGTCGTGTGTATTCCAGCAAACGTGGGTGGGTAACTATGGATCCGGCTACAATCAGCCTCATCTTTGGTGGCGCAAAGATGGCCTACGAGGCCATCAAGGGCGGCATCAAAGTCGGAAAAGAGCTACAGGGTATGGCGAGCGATGTCGCCAAGCTCTATGGGTCCGTGGCTAAACTGACGCAACTATCTGCTTCTCCACCCAAGCCAAAACTTTTCTCCGGCGTCTCTGTCGAAGAAATGGCTATGGACATTGTGGTCAAGCGCAAACAGGCGGAAGCTTGGTATCACGAAGTTCGCAACGCCTTCGTCGCTCAATACGGTCTCCGTGGATGGGAAGAAGTTCAACGCGAAATCGTCCATATCCAGAAGCAGCATAAAGCCGCTCAAGCCGCTGCTCAAAAGGAGCATGAGGAATCCATGCACCAGCTAAAGGTGCTTGGCATGGCGGGTCTTGTTGTCATAATTCTCGTCATCGGAATGGTCGTCACAATCAGTTTTTCTTTTAAATAGGAGGGGTCTATGGATCTTCTGAAAGCAGCAGGCCCCTTGCTCGGGCAACTTGCACCAACACTTGCTACCGCTCTCGGTGGTCCTCTGGCAGGGCTTGCTACCAAGACACTAGCGAACGTGCTCCTTGGAACAGAGGACGCTTCTCCGGCAGACGTGGCGACCGCTCTCCAGAATGCGACGCCCGATCAGCTTGCTGATATCAAGAAGATCGAGGCCGACTTCAAAGTCCGCATGCAGGAATTGGAGATCGATCTTGAACGCATCTCTGCCGGGGACCGCGACAGCGCCCGCAAGCGGGAGATCGAAATCAAGGATCACATGCCCAAGATACTGGCTGTCGGTATCACCGTGGGTTTCTTCGGCTGCTTGTTCTGGATGTTTGTCTACGGCGTTCCAAAGAATGGTAACGAAGCCTTGCTGCTGATGCTTGGCGCATTGCAGACTGCGTTCACAGGCGTGATCGCCTACTATTTCGGATCGTCCTCTGGCTCGAAGGCCAAGACCGATCTGATGGCAACCAAGGAAAAGTAAGATGAAAGAGAATTGGGAAAAGGCATTTCAGCTCGTCCTTAAACATGAAGGCGGCTACGTGAACCACCCAAAGGATCCGGGTGGCATGACCAACCTCGGCGTTACCAAGCGGGCGTGGGAAGAGTACGTTGGCCGTACCGTTGACGAAGCTGAGATGCGCGGTCTTACCCCAGATGTAGTCAAGCCGTTCTACAAGAAGAACTACTGGGACAAGATCAAGGGTGACAGCCTTCCTTCCGGCGTTGACTACGCTGCTTATGACCTTGCTGTGAACTCAGGCACAGGACGTGCAGCCAAATACCTCCAGCAGATTGCGGGTGTCCCAGCCGACGGGGCCATTGGTCCAAAGTCTTTGGAAGCTATCGTCTCTTGCAATGCCGCAGAGACAGTTGATGTTCTCTGCGACATGCGTCTCGATTTTCTCAAGCGTCTTCCGACATGGGGAACCTTTGGCAAAGGCTGGGAAAAGCGCGTCAACGACGTCGCCGATACCGCGACAAAGATGGCTGAAGGTTAAATCAGCCACTCCTTATAGCCCTCTTTCAAAACCTCCGTGGCTACGTTGATCTTATCGCGTAGTGCACGGAGGATTTTTTCGTCTACCGTTCCCTCTGTGACGATGTCGATGTAGGTCACATTGTTCCGTTGTCCAATGCGGTGAGCCCGATCCTCACTTTGCAGACGCACTTCCAAGTCGTAGTTGTTGGAAAAGTAGATCATGGTGTGAGCCTCTGTGAGGGTCAGTCCGTATCCACCTGTTCGTGGTTGTCCAACAAAGAAGCGAAGTGCATGCTCCGGGTCCTGAAAGTCTTTAACCATTTGCTGTCGTTCGTCAGGGGAGGTGTCCCCGTAGTAGGTGCGCACGGTCTCCGGACCATACTCCTTGGCCAACGCACGTTCGATCATCTTGATATCGTAGGTGTAGCTTGCCCAGATGATGACCTTGCCGTCCACTTCTTCGAGAGCAGCGAGCAGTTCATCAAACTTGTCCGACTTCATCTCTATGACCGTACCGTCGTCGGCCTTGAAATAGCCGGAGCAGATCTGCTGAAGCCGGAGGATTTGCGTCAGCACGTTCTGCGCTGTGAGCGTTTTACCGTCCAGCTCTGCAATCGCGGCCTTCTTGACGCGGCTATAGATTCCAGCCTGTTCGTCCGTCAGTTGCACCACGCGCTTGGTGTAGACCTTTTCGGGGAGGTCGAGGCAGTCCTTCTTCAGAATGCGAAACGAGAACTTGTCGAGGCGCTCTGATAGCTCGTTCAGGTTCTGGTAACCCACAACCTGATTGAACGAATGCGTCCCGACGCTGCGCTTCATCAAGCGGCAGTACCTGTTCTGGAACGAATAAAAACTGGAGAAGCCAAGCGCCCACTCATCGAGGAAAGCGCATTGTGTGTACAAGTCCATGGGCGTCTTTGTGATGGGAGACCCCGTCATGATTCGCCTGTGCGTGGCAAACTTTCCCACCTTGATAATGTTCTTGGTGCGCTTTGCCTTGCCGTTCTTGATCGTAGTACTTTCGTCTACCGCAATAAGAACCTTGCGTGATTTCAAGAACTTGGAGGCAAAGGCTACGCCCTTGTCCGTGGAAAACGCTTCGACATTCATGACCACGATCTTCAAGTTATCGTCATCACGAAACGCTTCTTCCAGCTGCTCAAGGTTTCTCTTGGATGTCGCAGGGTTCCAGACGATCACATCGTGAATGATGTGCTCTGGCAGGTGCTTAGGCAGCTCGATGGTTTCCCAGTTCTTGTACACACCCTTGGGTGCAACAACGAGAAACCCCTCGACGTCTCCACGATCATAGAGTATCGACACGGTGTCGATCAGGATTTTTGATTTGCCTGTCCCCATCTCTGCGAACAAAGCAAATTCGTTTTTCCCCAGAGATTTTCTAAGAGCATCAGACTGATGCTTATACGGGGTCATGCGGAACTTGTAGCGATCAACGATGTCCATGGTCCATTGCCCTTTCTAGCGGCAGGTCGTAGACATTACCGGAACAAAAAGATTTTTGCAAGCACGCTTGACAGACCCCCGGTGATTCGGAGTAGCATGCATGCGTCGAACGGGAGAAAGCCGTGACGGTTTATATAACACAAGAAGTTCGTGGTCGTGATCTCTCTGATGCGTTGGAGTTTGGCGATCTCGATATCCTGATCCCTGCCAAGGAACAGGTTGCTCTTTCGGCTATACCAACGCTCCGTCGGATGGAGCGGAAGCTGGTGAAGTTTACATCCGACGATTATCTGATGCTGTCCGGTGATCCGGTATGCATCGGTATAGCATGTGCGCTCGCTGCTCTAGCGAACAACGGGCGCTTCAGGGTTCTCAAGTGGGATCGTCTCGAACAGAGATACTACCCAATTGAGGTTGATCTTTATCACAGTACGAGGAGATAGAAAGTGGACCTCGAAGATGTTGCAATGCAGTTGTCCTCCGTGGACAACAATGATTTGAAGCAGGTCGCTGCGCTTGTGCGCCAGCAGCTTGTTCTCGAACAGCGCGTGGAAGACCTGACCGCCGAACTCAAACGGGCGCAACTGGATCTCGCACACGTGTCTGGTGAAGCTTTGCCTTCCGCATTGGCGGAGCATGGCCTCACAGAACTGAAGATGGCGGACGGATCAAAGGTCACTGTGGCGACCGTGATCAGCGCGAACATCTCCAAAGAAAGGTCGGAAGCTGCCCATCAGTGGCTGCGCGACAACGGTTTCGGTGATCTTATCAAGAACACCGTGGCTGTCAGTTTCGGCAAAGGCGAAGACGAAAAGGCTGTCGATCTGGTTCGCGAACTGGGTGCGATGGGTCATGACGTCGATCAGAAAGAAGCAGTGCACCCAAGTACACTGAAAGCTTTCTGTAAGGAACAGATCGAGAAAGGTACTGGGGTTCCGTCTGAACTCTTTGGTATTTTCATCGGTCAAAAATCAACCATCAAGAAGGGCTAATACCATGGCAAAGAATGCCGTCGCCGTGAAGGCGCAGTCCACCGCAGTCGCTGTTATTGCGGAAGAGTTTGAAGAGTTCGCCGCACTCGGCATGGATCAGATTCGTTCTGAGGACATGTCGATCCCGTTCATGCGTATCCTCGCGCAGCTTTCACCTCAGGTGAACAAGCGTGACGGTGCGTATGTCGAAGGCGCTGAAGCAGGCATGATCTACAACACCGTCGCCAACGAGGTGTACGATGGCGAGAAGGGTGTGCTTGTGATCCCCTGCTACTACAACCGTCGCTATGTCGAATGGAAGCCACGTGAAAAGGGTGGCGGCTATGTCAACTCCTACGACGTGGACGACAAGATCGTTAACACGACGTACCGTGATGACCGCGGTAACGACGTGCTTCCGAATGGCAACCTCCTCACCAACACAGCACAGTTCTTTGTGTTGCTGATGGCTGATGACGGTATGCCACAACGCTGCTTGATCACCATGACGAGCACCCAGTTGAAGAAGGCTCGCAAGTGGGTCACGCAGATGCAGTCACGCACTGCGATGGGCAAGAACGGAATGTTCGTTCTTCCTATGATGTCCCAAGTGTACCGTCTCCGCACGGTTGAAGAACGCAATGATAAGGGATCGTGGTTTGGTTGGGAGATCAGCCATGAGCGTTCACTCGATCTCGCTGAAGAGAAGCCTGTGTTTGATCTCGGCGTGTCCTTCTCCAAGTCAGTTCGCGCTGGCGAGGTGAAGGTTAAGGAAGACCAGAGCGCGGATACCTTTGGTTCGTCCGACAACGAAACAGACATCCTTTAATGCAAGGTCCGGGGGACTGCTTCGGCGGTCCCCCTTTTTTGAAAGGCCACAGAAATGGACCTTGCTGCGAGGTTTTTTGCACTGCTTGCTGGCAGTAACATTGCCCATGGCACATTCAATGTGCAGGGAGATAGACAGAGGGATGGGAAGAAGCAGGGACAAGCCCGCATTCTCCGTGAACCTCCGACCGTGGAACATTGGCAAAAGCATCTGAAGGGCGATAGCGGACTAGGCATTATCCCAATCAAGGCAAATAATAGTTGCCACTGGGGAGCCGTTGATATTGACGTATACAATCTTGACCACTCATCACTGATCAAACAAGTCGAGAAGCACAAGCTTCCCGGAGTCGTCTGCCGTTCTAAATCCGGCGGCGCGCACATGTACTTCTTCTTCACGAAGGAGATTGCGGCGGCTGACTTGCAGCCCAAGCTTGTCTCCATCGCAGCTCTGCTCGGCTACGCAGGCTCTGAGGTGTTTCCAAAACAGCAGGAGATCCTCGTTGACCGTGGCGACACAGGCAACTTCCTCAACATGCCGTACTTCGCTGGGGTACGGACAACCCGCTATGCTTACAACGACAAGGGAGAAAGCCTTGGACCAGAAGAGTTTCTTGCATTCGCAGAAGGTCGTTGCGTTGATCCGGACACATTCCTCGACCTTGAAACAGAACATAAAAAGGCTGAGGAAATCCTGCCAAAGGGACCCCCTTGTCTTCAACAACTCGCTGCCCAAGGTTTCGGTGAAGGTGGCCGTAACAACTCCCTGTTCAATCTCGGGGTCTATGCTCGCATGGCTTCCCCCGACAAATGGGAAGAGCGTGTCCGTCACTATAACCAAACGCTGATGATCCCTCCGCTTTCCGATAAGGAAGTGGACCTCATCACCGGACAGCTTCAGAAGAAAGAGTACTTCTACAAGTGCGACGACCAGCCGATTGCCAGCTACTGCAACAAGGATGTTTGCATCGGCCGGAAGTTTGGCATCGGGCCGGGTCAGAAATCCAATGACCTCGGCTCACTGACCAAGATCAACGGTGATCCTCCGATCTGGATCATGGACGTTGACGGTAAGCGCGTGGAACTCGGAACAGATAGTCTTGTCTCACAGAAGCAGTTCCAAAAGGACTGCCTCAACCAGATCAACATCTATCCCAAGACGATGAGCGAGAAGGCATGGGCTTCCCGAATGCAGGGGTTGCTCACCGCTCTTACGATCATTGAGGTTCCGCCGGAAGCCACCACGAAGGGCGAGTTCGAGGAACTCTTCATCTCGTTCTGTTGCGACAGAGCGCGTGGCGTGGAGCGTGAAGAAATCTTGCAGGGCATTGCCGTGTGGGTGGAAGAGTGCGTGTTCTTCCAGCTCCGCGATATCCAGAAGCATCTCAAGGCTAACAACTTCACCCGCTACAGCAACGTGCAGCTCGGCCTGAGACTGAAGGAGATGAAAGCAGAGAAGGTTGATTGGCGCATCAAGGGCAAGACTGTGCACCTGTGGATGATGCCGCAAACCTACTTCGCTGGGTCTGAAGATATCCGTATCGATCTTCCTCCAATGGATATTCCGGACGTCCTCTGATGCACATCATCCTTGGACCACCCGGAACGGGCAAGACAACAAAGCTCCTGACTATGGTCGAGGATGCCATGGCCCGTGGCACTCCTCCGGAAAGGATTGGCTACTTTTCTTTCACCCGTCGAGCTGCGGAGGAAGCAATCCATCGTGCCACCCGTCGCTTTGGATTGACGTACAAAGACCTCCCGTACTTCAAGACGCTGCACAGTCTGGCTATGCAAAGGGCTGGGATCGACAAGAAGCGCGTCATGCAGTGGTCTCACTACGAGGACTGCGCCAAGTGGTTGAAGGTTACGCCGTTCAAAGAAGTGCGCCCTGCTGATGAGGGTCCGTATCAGGAGTACGGGATGGGAGATCGCTTCCTCGAAGTGATCAACATGTCCCGCATCTGTATGCTCCCGCTGCGCCACGTCTACAACCACTCAACCGTACCGCAGACCACCGACTTCTCGATGGTCGAGTACGTGGACCGTGGCCTACGGGCATACAAGAAGGCGCACGATCTGTACGACTTCACCGACATGCTGGAAATCTTTATCCAGCAGAAGCTCTCTCCGGTCTTCGACATCGTCTTCATTGACGAGGTACAAGACTTGTCTCCGATCCAATGGCAGATGGTTCATCAGATCGCGGAGCGCAGCAAGCAGGTGGTGATCGCAGGAGACGACGACCAAGCAATCTATCGCTGGGCCGGAGCCGACGTCGAGTACTTCATTCGCCTTGATGGAACAACCGAGGTCCTCGGCCAAAGCTATCGCATCCCTGCAAGCCACCACGCCATGAGCCAGAGGTTGATCTCCACCGTCCATCACCGCAGGCAGAAGGAGTTTCTCCCTCGGCCAGATGACGGCGGTATCCTGTGGCATAGGCATAGCGAAGAAGTAAACCTCGATCAGGATGATTGGCTGCTGCTCGCTCGCACACGCAAGCTTGCAAAGCAATTGGAAGAAGAGGTCCGCCAACGAGGTTTGCTCTACACGTTCAGCCTGTCGAAGGAACTGGACCACAAAACTCTGGAGGCTATCCAGATGTGGGAGGCACTGCGTCGAGGCGAAGGGCTGATGGCGAAGGACATACGATTAGTCTACCGCCAGATGATGCTGAACAAACAAGTGCAGCGCGGCCACAAGACACTGCCTGATGTACCTGAAGATTGCATTCTGACTATCGGTGATCTCACCACGAACCACGGCCTACTGACCACGGCTCCTTGGGATGATGCGCTAGGTGCTATTCCTGATAATGAAGTGGTATACTTCAAGGCATGCCTTAGAAGGGGCGAAGACTTTACAAAGAAGCCGAGGATCAGGATCTCGACAATCCATTCCGCCAAGGGGGCTGAAGCGACCAACGTCATGTTGGTGACAGACTACCCTCAGAAGATGGCTAGTAGTGTTAGGGATATCCATGGAGCGGATGATGAGAAGCGCGTCTTCTACGTCGGCCTCACCAGAGCAAAGAAAGAACTACATCTAATACACCCAATGATATCTAAAGGATTCCCGCTGATATGAACATGGACACAGAAGTTTATGCCGTCTGTGCCTGTGGCAAAGACGAGATGATTACAACCCTACGGAAGGTCAAAAACTCTTGGCCCTTCTGTTCATGCAAGCAGTCAATGAAGGTGACCAATGACGTTCCAGTATCAGCACGAAACAGAATGGGTGATGCCGGAAGCCTACCCGGATTTGTCCGGAGAAAGCTTGATCGCAATCGACTTGGAAACCTATGACCCAGACCTGAAAGAAACTGGGGCTGGCTGGGCGACCAAGAAGGGTTACATCATCGGTATCGCCGTCGCTGTTGAAGGAGCGGCATGGTACTTCCCGATCCGTCATGCCAACGGGGGCAACCTCGATGTGCGCATGACGCTTGGCTGGTTGCGCGAAGTCTGCTCGATGGAGGACTGCACCTACGTCTTCCACAACGCCATGTATGACGTGGGCTGGATGAAGCATGAAGGCGTCATCATCAAGGGCAAGATCGCCGACACGATGGTCGCTGCCCCGTTGCTGGACGAGAACCGGTTCAGCTACTCGCTCAACAATCTTGGTTTCGACTACCTCAAGGAGCGCAAGGACGAGCGCGCCCTGCGTGATGCGGCCAAAGAGATGGGCCTCGATCCCAAGGGCGAGATGTGGAAACTCCCTGCCCACTTCGTCGGTCGCTACGCAGAACAGGACGCTGCTCTTACGTTGCGCCTCTGGAAGCAGATGCTCGGCCTGATGATTGCCGGGGAACTCTCCTCGATCTTTGATCTTGAAATGCAGGTCCAGAGGGTCTGCCTTGCCATGCGCGAGCGGGGTGTCCGTGTCGATCTGGAGAAGGCTGATCGGGTTAAGGTGGGCCTCCAAAAGGAAGAGGAAGACATCATCCGCCGTGTCCGGAAAGAGACGGGCGTGGATGTGAACATTTGGGCCGCTGCTTCTGTGGCAAAGGTCTTCGACTCTCTGAGCCTGACCTACCCACGCACCGCCAAGTCAGAGGCTCCATCCTTCACCAAGAACTTCCTTGCCACCCACGACCACCCGATTGCGAAGGACATCGTCCGTGCCCGCGAGCTTAACAAAGCCCGCACGACATTCATCGACAGCATCACCAAGCACACAGTGAACGGCCGCATCCACGCTGAAATCCACCAGCTCCGCTCGGATGACGGTGGCACAGTGACGGGTCGCTTCTCGTACTCCTCACCCAATCTCCAGCAGATCCCTGCCCGCGACGCTGGCATCAGCCCGCTGATCCGTGGCCTGTTCCTTCCGGAAGAGGGCGAGATGTGGGGGAGCTTCGACTACTCCTCCCAAGAACCTCGGATCGTGGTCCACTACGCATCACTCCTTAAGATGCGCGGCGCGGACAAATTCGTCGAAGCTTATCAGGCTGACCCTCGGTCCGACTTCCATCAGCTCGCTGCCGACATTGTCGGTGTGCCACGCAAGCAGGCCAAGACCATTAACTTGGGCCTGTTCTATGGCATGGGAGTAAACAAGCTCGGTGAGCAGCTCGGCCTCGATTTCGAGAGCGCGAAGGAGCTTTTCGCTGTGTACCATGACAAGGTCCCGTTCGTTAAGGAACTCACCTCCCGCGTTTCCTCCATCGCCGATAACAGGGGCGTGATCCGCACCCTCCTCGGTCGTCGTTGCCGATTCGATAAGTGGGAACCGCGTACCTTTGGTGCTCATAAAGCCTACTCCCATGATGAGGCCCGCCAAATCTATGGCGAGATGACCTTGTTGAAACGTGCCTATACTTACAAAGCTCTTAACAGACTGATCCAAGGCTCGGCAGCGGACCAGACCAAGAAGGCGATGGTTGACCTCTACGACGCAGGCATCCTGCCCATGATCCAAATCCATGACGAACTGGCGATGTCCGTGTCCAGCCGCGAGCAGGGAGAGAAGATCATGGAGGTCATGCAGAACTGTGTCTCCCTAGCAGTCCCGTCTGTGGTTGATGCGGAGCTTGGCCCATCTTGGGGCGAGGCCACTAAAAGTCTGGATGAGGTTTTTCCGACCGTCTAATTTTGGTAATATAAACGTGCTTTCTTACTGGGGGTAAGGGCACGTAATGAAGATCGACGACGAGCACAGAAGATGCAGCGTTTGTTTGAGTGTGCTCCCGCTCGACAGGTTCTACCTGTCTGCGGACAGAAGCAGAAAGTCCAACAAAAACTTTAGCTCCAAGTGCAAGGACTGCTACTGCGCGGCAAGGCGACTTTCTTGGGAGGCCAAGAAGGGGACACCTTTCGATGTCCCTCTGGCCGCTTACCTCAACCATATCTTCCTCAAGGCTGGGTATCGAAGGAAGGTCTCGTTCACACGCGACGACCTTTACGACCTTTGGGTTAAGCAGAAAGGCCTATGCGCCTTGACCGGATGGGAGATGACGACCCGTCGAAACACCGGGCTTTCCAAGACCAACATATCAATAGACCGTATCGACTCTGGGCGGGGATACGAGCTAGAGAATGTCCAGCTCGTATGCGCTGCGGCAAATAAAGCCAAGTGGGATTTACCTGAAGACGAGTTCCTTGCGTTGTGCAAAGCTGTAATAAACAAACGGGGTGTTAGCCATGGCCGACGAGAACCTTCCTCCGGACACACAGAAGCAGAACGTAGTGAAACTGAGACCCTCTCGGGAAGCTCCGACAAAGAATGAAGACGCTCCTATGACCGACAGGATGCTTCAGGAGGCCATCGGCAAGCTGTCTGGGGTCATCATCCTCGGGTACACGGCAGAGACGGACGAGATGGAATATTTTGCCACGTCAATGGACGACTGCGCAGAGATCGTCTGGCTGATGGAACGGTTCAAGCACCATCTTCTTTCCGAAACAGACGGCCTCTGATCAAAGCCTTGTCTGACGGATCCATGTAATACCCCTCGCCATACTGGGAGTGGACGACATACCCCTGCTTGAGCAGTCTCGACCGTAGCCTATAGACTACCATCCGGTCCGCGTTGTGGTATTGGCGCGTCCCGTAATAGGTTGAGATCAAATCGGATAGGTCGTCCTTACGCACACGGTTCTTCTCCAATAGCAAAAGGAGAAGCTTCGCCAATTGCGTTGGCAAACCCAAAATCCGTTTGATCTCAAGGAGTTGTTCGCTCTCAGTCATGGTGACATTATTGACAATTATTTTCAATTGTCAACGATTTACCTCATTCTCAAGGCGAGCAACGTCGTTTTCCAAGTCTTCGAGTGCGTCGTCTTGGCTGCGGATTGTCTCTTTCAGCTCCCTGATTTCAAACTCTTGGTCCTCCAATACAAGGAGCATCCGGTAGATCAGCTTGTCTGGATGCAGGCGGTCGAGCTTGCGAAGGTAGACAGGCTGCTTGCTCTCCAGATACTCTTCAAGGTCGTGGATCAGGTCATCGGCATCAACCATCTTTCTTCTCCTCATAGATGTTCAGGCATTTACGAACCGCCTCTTTGGCCGCTGCCTTCAGCGTTTCATCGGCCATGAACAGGCGCTTAAGCTCCTCGAACTGTGGACCTTGGGTCCACTTACCCCGATACCGATCCCCGTGGGTGTTCAGGATGCCCTGAAACTCTTTCGGAAACCACTCGTCTATCGTGTTGTAATAGACGTACACGTCCCCGAAAAAAGATACGCTCGGGCCGGAGAACTCGACCTCTCCAAGGTGCGTGAAATCAAATAGGCTCGTCATCCTTCTTCCCCTTCTTTATGTAGACAATCCCATAATGCTCCTCGCAGTAAGGCCTGTCTGCTCGTACCGCTGTGTGGCCGCAGAAGATACGAAACCCTGTCAGGGTGACATAGTCTGTCACCCATCGACACTCCATCGGACCTACATTCATCACGGTCCTGAATGGTTTACGCAGAACATTTACTGGGGACTCCTCACGCCGCTCTAGGTGGGACATGTCCTTCTCCCGATTGATGCAATCTTTAACAGCGGGGCTCCATGTTAAAGGGAACCCCGCTATCCTTTAATGACAGGTTACTTCTTCAGAAGCTGTTCCATATCGTCTTCCATTTTCTTCAGCAAGAACTCGGGAGCCTTCAGCGGCTCGTCGTTTTCCTGCGGACGGATCGAGACAGGAAGCTTGGCGAACGGAACCTCGGGCTGCTTTGCCCCGCCTGCCTGATCTTCCAGCTCGCGGATGACGAGGCTGGCGTAGCCAGAGATGTCGCGCCAGTGATCGATCTCGTTGAAGTCGCCGTTCAGAATGCGCGAAATCTTCGTGCACATTTCCTCCAGAGACTGCGCTTGGTAGAAGTCGAGGCGGTTCCAGTTGCGGGTATCGCGCAACAGAAGCTTCAAGGTCTGTGTGAGTTTGGTCTGCTCGCGATAGATGCCGTGTGTCTGCTCGCGGTTAGCAATGACTGTCTCAATAAGCATGCTCAGTTCCCTTCTTTCTTTAGGTACGTCTTGATAGACGGCTTCAAACTCACTTCACCCTGTTCGTCATGGATGTCGTGAAGAACTACACGTTGGTCAGTGGCTTCAAAGAAAAGCCTGTCAAACAAGGGGAAGTCGAAATCCTCTTCGAGGTATACGCCCTTGTCATCAGCGTTGCTTTGGGTCGAGAACATCGAGGCATCTATCGACAGAGCATGCAACACGGACCATGGAACAAACGTCCAACCGTGACACTCAGTGGTATAGAAATCGAATATGTGCCTGACCTCATTGGAGTTTATGGCCTCTTTAGTTGGCAACATGTTACTCCTCCACTGCCCAGAACCGGACGGTGTCGTTATCCTCGGTGCTCTGGATGCATTTCCAGTTCGACGGGATCTTCCCGATCTTCTGGTAGCGGGCAAAGCTTCCCCGCGCGGCCGCTGCGGACACCCGTCCGTGGACCACGAAACTGTCGCCAGCTTTCATCTGCGGCCAAGGGTACAGCGGGATGTGTCGCGAGCGTTTGACGGGTGGCGATACCCCGCTCTCAATGGTTGGTACGTCTGTCATGTCATGCTTCCCTTCAACTGGTTCAAAATCCATTTGCGATTGTTTTGCATTGCGCGTCTGTCGGAAGGCGTATTGGGGACCGTGAACCAAATGGAATGTCCCCCGAAATCCGCGGTAACGACCCAGTGCTTTCCGTGCCGGATCGTTTTCGTCTCGCCTCCTAAGCTTTTCACATACTCACGGACTTCCTTCTCGGTCTTCATGGTCTGCTTCCTCCAGAACGGCTTGGTAATATTCTTGGTCCATCAAGAATATCGGGGTGGTTTTCCCGACGTATGCACCAACCACGTTGTACTCCATCCACTCCACGGCATCCTCGTAGGAGAAATCCTGCTCCTCCACCAAGATGCTGACGCATTTGGAATAATCGTAGACAGCCACATCGAAATTGAACTGACGACCTATGCCAAGCAAAGCCCCTTCAAAACCGACAGCAAACAGAACAGGTGCGTCATCAGTCATCCTTCTTCTCCCCTAGTGCGATCTCCGCAATGTTGCGGCAATCAATAGACTGAGCAAGCCAACTGTCTTTATCGTTCAGTCGCGCATTGATTCCCCGCAGCGCCGCTTCCAGATATTCAATGCGGTCGGCTGCATCGTGAAAGATATTTTGTCCATCAATTTGGTCTACACGGTTTTTCCAATCCGCAGCCAAACGCAAACGATCAACAAGATCAGCCATCTTTCTTCTCCACATATATGGTCGCTAGGCCAAGAAGAGGGTCCGGCTTCTTCTCCCCTAGTGCGGCACGAGCGATTGGTTGGATTTCATAAGCATTGCTGTAATCGCCATGCAGTTCAAAATCTGCAATCTCCCTCAGCGCCGCTTCCAGTTGCTCAATGCGGTCGGCGGCTTCTTTGTGCAAGACCTCGCCAAGCATTGCGTACGAAGCATTGAGACGATCAACAAGATCGTCAGGATCATCAGGCACTTCTCGCAACTCGCCTTCCTTGGCAAACTGGAACAGGTTGTTCATCACAATAAACCATCCGCTCATCTTCAACCCCTTCATCTGACAGCCAACAGCCACAGTCCAATGTTGGCAAAAGCGTATCCGGCATAAGCAATCGACAGACCGTAGTTCCCGATCCACGCTTGCTCTGCCGACACGTAGGCATAGATCAAACCCGTCAAGACAATGAGCCAGCCGCTCATTGCTCATTCCTTTCGGTCAGTGCCCATCCGATCATGAACAGGATGCACACCAGACTGAACAGTGCGATGTATTCTCTATCAGTCATCAGAAATCCCCTTTCCAAAGGTCGATCAACGTGCGCCACACCAGTGCGGTGAAGATGATCATCGATGCGAGAAGCATCAAAGAAATCCAGATGACCAGAAGGGTTATGATCAGCTCGTTCATTGCACATCTCCGTTGAAGGTATTCAGGTCCAGCGTTCTGCGGATCAGGTCTGCGAAATAGGCTTCTTCGTTGGGTTGCTGCACACCGTAGTCGCCGTCTTCGAAGTCCTCGTAATTCTCGAAATATTCGAGAACCTCATGCGCAAGGTTTTCAAGATACTCCACGCGCTCAACGCACTTGTGCAATGCGTTGAGGAGCTTGCGCAGATCGTCCTTGCGTATGGGGTACGTGGACCATGGATCACGATTGATTTCCTCTATGTCGATCATCGGTCTTCTCCTCAGGTGCTGACTTTTTTCGGACGACCAACACGCTTCTTTGCAGGGCGACCGCGTTTCGGTTTCAGGCTGATGACCATCTCACGCAATTGGTCGCACTGCCATTCGCTGAAATCCCTCTGGTCTCTCAGCGCATCGACTTGCTCTTGCAACCGTTCGATGTCGTTGCACAAAGAGCGGATGATGGTTCCGTAGTTGCTTTCAAGGCTCATGACTTTCTCCAGCAGTAAGGTTTCTGTGCCAGCGTTGCGCGGGCTGTTGATGGTTCGTAAGAGCGGTAGCGCCCGCCGGAATAGCGCGCGCAGTCCAAGACGAGGCCTTGGTAGACCAAGAGCTGCGCCACATCCCAGCCTTCAGCCGTGTGACAGGTGGCCACCACGCGGTTGTACGTGGTGTCGCCTGTTGGCTGACACTTGATGTAGGCGGTAGCGGCCACGATCCGGCGTAGGCCTTCCGTGGCCCGTGGACCATTGGGCTCGTTGCGTTCTTCTGCATCGATGCCGAACAGGCGCACGGATTGTTTGCCGAACCGCAGGGTGTCGCCATCGACAACGTATGGCGTTCCTTGCAACACGGCACACAGGGAGAGGGTGGCGCAGATACTCATGCCGGAACCCTCCGACGCGCTTCGATCTCGTGCACCTGACGGTGGTATGCCGTGAGGGGCAAGCGATACAAAAGGACGATCAAGACCTCATCGAGCAGGACATCGAGACCTTCGTCATAGTCCTGCGAAACGAGGTATTCGGACAGACCGATCAGCTTTTCGGTCGAGATGTATTTGAGGGAGATGCTCACCAGAACTCTCCCTGTTCAGCTTCCAGCTCTTCGTAGATGTAAGCCGGATCGATGCGCTCGGCGAGCTGACGCAAGACGACGGTCTTGAGCTGCATCTCACCAGAGGCGACTTCGAACGAGCTTTCGTCGTCCTCGAAGAACAGAGTGACGGACAGGTCGCTGTAGTCCACGATCTCGGGGCCTCCGCGGAAGCCCACAGATGGGTCAGGACGGGTCAGAATGTATTGGACACAGAATGACCCCTTCGCGAGGGCCGGACGGTCCTCTACGACCACAGGGATGTCGTCGAAGTAGTAGTCGTAGAACCTCATGGCTTGTCCTCCGCTTTCCGAACTTCGACCACGGACCAATCGTGGGGGAACACCTCGACGCGGTAGTCCTCTTGGTTGTCCATGTCGTAGAAGAAGCTCTCGATCTCGTCCGGATCGGTGAGGTCGGTGTCGATCTCGAAGCCGTGGAAGACGACCTCGCGCACTTCGATGTAATACTTAGGCATCGGTGTTCTCCTCTGCGTAACCCGCCCAATGAGCGTTGACGTCGATGTCATACGTGTCGAGGTTGTCGATTTCCTCTTTGTCGTACATGTCCCAGACCTTTTCCTCGGCCTCCTCTCTTGAGGGGGCCTCGACTTCGATAATGAGCGTGTAGGTGGTGGTCATCTGGATGAGGTGCTTAGGCATGTGATTGCTCCTTTCTGTCGAGCTTTTGTCGGCGGTGGCTCTCGTCGGCTACGGCCTTGCGGATGCGATCTACGATTTCGGCATCGGGGACACCCAACTGGCGATCACGGTCAATGATCAAGGCAAGCGCAAGGTCTAGGGCCATCAGTTCTGCGATGGTCTGAGCGTGGTCCTTGGTCATGCCTCGTCGCTCCATGCGATGAGGCGGGTGTGACCCTCGAACAGAACAGCATTCATGCTGTCGGTGAACCCTGCGCATTGCAGAGCGGCTTGGACGGCGTTCATGGCGTCGCACAGAATGCCGCCATTGAACCCCCAGCTATCGACCTGATCTTCGCTGGCAGGGGCCTCGCAGACAAAGACCTCTTGAGCGGCATCAGCCGCTTCATACGAGGCATGACGGGTGGCGTTATAGAAGTGGAGGGTCATCATGATTATCGATCCTTTCTAGCGATCTCTGTGATGGTTACCGGAGCGTGGGTCTCCAGCCATACGTGCGCCCCACAGGACAGGGGCTTATCCGGTGAGTACACGATGCGGGACGCGCCCCCTATCTCCACGGAATGGGCATAGTCGTTCGACTTGTAGGTCTTGACGGTCAGAACAGGGTCGTTCGTACCGTTCTGCCTGTTCGCCCGCACGACGTGCTGGTTAACGTGGACAATGGTCTTCATGAGAGGTCTTCCCCTCGCAAAGCAAAGCCGCTGCCGGACAGCAGGTTGAGCAGTTGCACCCCGATCTCGAATATTTCGTGATCCTGATAGGGTTGCTCGTTTGCCGAGGCGTTGACCAAGTCTTTGACGAACTCAGCGCATTCAGCCAGAGCCAGTGTTTGAACAGGCGTGGGGGTCATGGGGTCCACCCGTTCTCATACGATACGGAACCCGTGTAGTTGCCCTTGGCATCGTAGTTGTGGAGGTTGGGGTAGGAACGCAGCAGCGCGGCGTAAACGTCATCGTCGTTGATGCTGCTGGCAAGGCGGCAGACTTCCAAGAAGTCGTCGCGCTCGAACGCCTCGTCAATCAGGCACAGAACGAAATAGGGGCTTTTGTAAGCAAGGCTCGTTTTCATGACACGTCCTTTCTGTGACGCTGCTCTGGATGAGCGGGAAGCAACATGGCACAGGTAGCGAAGGGTGTCAACAGTGGGGTGTGGTCCTTGGACCATGGAGCAGAGGGTTTTTCCTTAAAGAAGGGGCAAAATCACGTGGTTGTCACAGGGTAGGGGGTCTCTAAGTCCTTGTTATCCTGTGGATCACAGGGTGTCACAGGGTATTTCAAATAAAGTCTTTTCCGGCCGCGCGCGCGGAACCTATGTAATTAGATAAATAGATAATATACTTATTGTTTACATACTTTTAGCCCTATACAGGGGAAATGTTTTGGTCCGGATCAAAATATTTGTCCAACCCTGTGACACCCTGTGATCCACCGGATATCAATAGGTTACAGACCCCCTACCCTGTGATCACCATGTGACAAACGTCTTTCTTTATGGCAAAACCATAGGACGGACAGGAGGACTGCCGCATGGCGCGAGCCAAACAAACGCACAAGCCTAAGCTTGATATCGTCGTGAACCCCAAGAAAGAAAAAGGGCTCACTGAAAAGCAGGAGAAGTTCTGCCGCATCTATGCCACCGAGGACGTGACACGTACCGAGGCGGCTAAACTCGCTGGCTACTCCGACACCACCGCGCCCATCGCTGGGTCACGGTTCCTGAACGGTCGAGACTATCCTCACATCCTCGCTCGCATTGCCGAGATCAAAGAGGAGCTGTCGAGGAAATACGAAGTCTCGTTTGACGGCCACGTCAGGCAGCTCGCCAAGATCAGGGACATGGCTCTGGAGAAAGGCAACTACACCGCAGCCGTTGCAGCCGAGAAGAGCCGAGGTCAGGTGGCTGGCCTCTACATCAGCCGCAGCGAAATCTTGGTGGGCAAGATCGACCAGATGAGCCGAGAGGAAGTGCTGGCCGAGATCGCCAAGCTTCAGTCTCAATTCCCGATCCTGATCGACCAGACGGCCCCGACCATCGACATGATCTCTGCTCGCAGGGACGCAGAGGAGCTGCCCGATCTGGTGAATGCCGACATCGAAGCGGAGATCGAGCAGTGAACACCGAGACCGCCCTCTGGAAACACCTCAAACAAAAGACCTCCTCAGAAGTCCACTGGACGCGGATCGAGGCGCGCGTGGGGGCAGGTATTCCGGACATCAACGGAGCCTACCAGTGGCCAACGTCGGGCCACCTGAGGGGCATTGAAATCTGGTGCGAACTTAAGGTCTGCAAGACTAAGTCTTATAAAACTGCGGGCCTATGGCGGCCAGCCCAGATTGCATGGCAAACAGCGCGTTCATCACGCATCCGTAACGTCTGGAACTTGGTCAGCCATCCACAGGCAGAGGTCGTCAAAATATACAGCGGATCACGGATCGCGGACCTTTGGGACGACAAAGAGGGCCAAGTGGAGCCTGACTTGGTAATTAGATACCGTAACCCGTACGATTCTTGGTCCATGTTCCTCGAACTGGCAGCCGCTCGGGCTTTAGAGCCAATGGCCACGGACCGCGGGCCTTAGAGATCGCGGGCTTTTGATCCATTTAACCTTGGACCATGGACAAAGAAAAACCCCCGATCCTTTCGGACCGAGGGTCGCGGGCCTAGGTGTCGCGGGCTTTAGATCAATTCAGGTGTGGCAGTAACCATCTGCCTCGATGGCCAGCCACATGCCCTGCCACCGGACCACCACCGCCCCGTCCATGCCGAACGTCGGCTGCACGGTCGCGCGGAAGGCGCGGTATGTCATGTCGAGCGGGCCTCGGTGATAGACGCGGGCGAGCGCGGTCCTTTGAGATTTAGTCAAGCGTACCATGGGTTTAGCTCCTTTATCGGATAAGACGTTGGTGGTGGGCTTCATGCATCGCGCGGACGGCGGAGTCCGCGACGCGGTGTCCATATTTGAGCGGGCCTTGGTAAATCAGCCCCAGCAAGCGGCCGCGCTCGTAATCCCATCGGGTGTTAACCTGCCCGCGTTCCTGATAGGCGTCGTAATCCATGGCCACGCCGGAGCGGGCCTCGTTAAACCCCCGAACAAAGGCGGCGGAGCGCATAACGCCCCGCAGCCCCACCCGTTTTGTTCCCACCTGTTTTGTCATCACGCCACCTCTTTAAAGCGGCGGAACGTCGGGCCGTGGGAATTGATTACAATCGGGGCGCGGGCTTTTGCAGAAAGCCCACCACACGCGCGGCAATCTTCGCAGCTAGTCTTTTGCCCCGCTTCTTTTGAAGCCGGACACGTCACCTCGCCCGCGAGGCGCGGCGCGTCGGCCGTCTTGACGCGGAACGTACGCCATCCGAGCGCGCGGGCCTCGGCTGCATCTGATTCGGTGTCGGCGCTTGCCATGCAGAGGAGACGGAACGCGGCGAAGCGGGCTTGTTTCCATTGGTGCGAGTAACCGTTAACGGCTGCGGCTTTTAGCGTCGCGGCGCGCCATACCTGAAACGGCGCGGCCGTCGGGTCGCCGTATGTTCCGAGGCGGAATGCATGCCCCGCAAAAAGATCCGGTATCAGTTTCGGATCATAATCCACGTTCGGGCGGGCATAGCGGCCGCGCGTATAAGCACCATAAACCGACGCAACGGAACGCCCGACCTGCACATAACATGAGCCGAGATTAGCGGGCCTATGAATGCAGTCGCCGCATACGGCGGCATCTTGCCCGCTTTTGAGTGCGCTAATCGGGTCTACGTCGGCTGCAATAATAAACGTCTGGACCATTGCGCCCGTCTTAGCATTGCTGCTAGCCGTCGTGATGCGATTAGCTATTACGACAATCGGGCGGCCGTCTAGCATGCTGGGGCCTTCATAAAGGATTACACCGGAGAACTTCGCACGGCGGAGATTGTTGCGCATGTCGCGCGCGGTCTTGATCATGTTCGGCCCTTTCTATGGCTTAAGAACGAATCAAAACTAGCACGCCTTGCAAGCTTAAGCAAGATATAAATATATCTCGAGCGGGATTTATTGCGGGCCTTTGCGCGGGCCTCGGCCCGCTGCGCGCGGGCTTTTGATGTAATTAAATAGGATAACAGGCAAAGAAAAACCCCTAGGCCGGAGCCTAGGGGCAGGTTCGTAATCTATCTAAGCGCGCGCTGCGGGTCATGTCACCCCGCTTTGCAGAGTTCTTTCAACTCTGCTTTGACGCGCCGCGCTGTGTCGCCCCGCCACGTTCCGGCATTGGCAAGGAAATAAAGCACAATGCTCTTGCCACTGTCGTAAATATAATTGTCGCGGATATCGGAGAGGCTAGACATGGCAGACAGATAGGGGACTGCACCGAAATAGGGGTTTTTCCAATCTGCGCGGATCTCGGCTGCAATTTGAAAGATGGGGCGCGTCATGATTAGCCCTCCTTTCTTATGACAGGCAAAGCGCTTTCCATCGCGAGAATCCACGCGCGGACATCGGCCATTGCTTGCTCGTATTGGCCGCGCTTGTAACGCTTGCCTGTGATCTTTGTTGCGAGTTCGAAAGAGCGGGTTGGGGTCGCGCTGCGGGTGAGGCGCATGCCCATCTTGCAGGCCTTGAGCGCGTGATAAACCGTGCGCGCATGCAGGAGGCGAGTCGAGTCGAGGCCAATGAAAGCGGTAACCCCGTCGCCGTGCTGAATAACGTAGCTGTCTAAGTCTTGCATGTTACGTGCTCCTTTCTGTTTTGAGCATGTCCAGAATAAGCAATGCCGGCAGGATAGTCAACATATATTTAAGCGCCCGCCTTAGTTTTTTTCTCGCCTGTTTCGCGGGCTGAGGCGCGGGCTTTTGATGCAATTAAATATACACCGGCGCGGACTGCCGCCCGGGCTTTTGATCTAAGCATATGTTTGCCAGGCAAATAAAAACCCCGCCACGTGGGCGGGGTTCAAGGTCCGGCTGCTGCTTTGATCAGGCGGCATCACGCTTTCGGGCGGACACCCGCACCGCTTTGATTTCGGTTATGCGGGTGCATGCCGCGACCTGATCAGGGGTTAGCATTGCGCGCACCGCCTCGCTATCAAGAGTCGCGCGTTCTGTCCACGTCACGGCCGCGCGGAATAACGAACCGTCAATCTCTGCATAGCCCGACTCGATTAGAGCCGTCTTGAGTTTTGCTTCCTGTTTCGTCAGGTCCGCGATTCGGGCCTTGAGCGCGCCTAGTTCGTCAACAATCCCTGCGTAGTCCATGGTCTATCCTTTCTTGATAGGGGTCCGCCCCGACCATTGTGATCGGGGCGGGGTTTAGGTTAGAGGGTGACAGAACCCGACAGGGTGACTTCGATCTCGCGGCCGGACAGGGCCGAATCGATTGCGTCTTCTAGGCGCATGTCCAGAACCGAATCAATTCGGTCATCTATCAGGGCCTCAAGGTCATCCTCGCCTTTCGGGAGGCCTGTGGCGGTCAGGTTCTCTAACACGTCCCTGTGATGATCCTGCGTGTTCTCAAGGTATTTAATCCGGTCTTGCAGGGTGACAATCGTTTCCTGCGTCGCCTTGAGTTCTGCTTCGAGCGACACGATTGCGTCAACCAAAGCGGAGAGGCCGACAACGGCCTTAGTGCATGCATCTGCTAACATGTTTGTCTTCCTTTTTTTGATTCGGTTTTTTTAACGGACCGAATCGTGAACCGTGGTTACACGATAGCAAAGAAGAACAACATAGTCAACAGGCAAATGATCACGAAAGCGTGATGATGCACCGCAACATTGCAGCAGCGGGTCCCTTGGGGTCCGCCCAGATCGGGGCGCTGCATCCGGAAAACATCGACCCCCCTGCGCGGCCCGTGGTCCTTGCGGTCGGCCGTAAAACCCGATTTTCCACGGACCACCAGCAACTGAAAAAAATCCGACCCCCCTAATTGTCAAATTAAGGTCTAGGATCCCCTACCCCCCTGTAGTATAAAAAACCTATCAGGATCCACGGACCACGGACCAATGACCATCAAACCCAAAATGGATGAAGAAAGTCTCCGCAAGCTGGCCAAGCTCTACAGCCGTCTCGGTCAGTTGGAGCAGTCGAAAGCGGCCCGCGAAAACTTCATACCCTTTGTTAACGCCGTATGGCCGGGGTTCATTGCGGGTCGGCATCACAAGATTGTAGCCGAGAAGCTGGAGGCCGTGGCCAACGGAACATTGAAGCGTCTGATCATCAACATGCCCCCGAGGCACACGAAGTCGGAGTTTGCTTCTTACTTGTTCCCGGCGTGGTTCATTGGCCGCAGACCGGACCTCAAGATCATGCAGGCCACGCATACGGCCGATCTCTCGATCCGGTTCGGTCGCAAAGTCAGAAACCTGATGGACGGAGAGGACTACAAGAAAGTCTTCACGGATGTTAAGCTACGGGCAGATTCAAAAGCGGCATACCGCTGGGAGACAGATGATGGTGGCGAATATTATGCAGCGGGTGTCGGCGGCTCTATCGCGGGTCGCGGCGCAGATCTCTTCATTGTTGACGATCCTCACTCGGAACAGGATGCACTAAGCCCGACCGCTCTGGAGAACGCTTGGGAGTGGTACATGTCCGGCCCGCGCCAGCGTCTGCAACCGGGCGGAGCTATTGTTGTGGTCATGACCCGATGGGGCGAGGCGGACCTGACGGCCCGTCTGCTGCGCCAACAGGCCATGGACCCCAAGGCTGATCAGTGGGAAGTGGTGGAGTTTCCGGCCATCTTTGATACCGGGGAACCGCTCTGGCCCGAGTACTGGAAGCTGGAGGAGCTTGAGAAGATCAAGGCCTCGATCTCCGCGTCCAAGTGGCAGGCGCAGTATATGCAGCGCCCGACCTCTGATACGGCGTCGATCCTGAAGCGCGATTGGTGGAAGGTCTGGCCGAAGGAGGACGTACCGCGGTTGCAGTATGTGATCCAGAGTTATGATACTGCTTTCCTCAAATCACGGACCGCGGACTATTCAGCCATCCAGACGTGGGGGGTTTTCTTTCCCACAGAGGATTCGCCGCCCAATGTGATCCTTCTGGATGCAAAGAAGGGGCGGTGGGAGTTTCCCGATCTGAAGAGGGTCGCTCTGGAGGAATACCGGTACTGGGAACCGGAGACCGTGCTCATCGAAGCGAAAGCTTCCGGTATGCCGCTCACACAGGAGTTGCGACACATGGGCATTCCTGTGGTAAACTTTACGCCTTCGCGTGGTAATGATAAGCATTCTAGGGTCAATTCTGTGTCCCCTCTGTTCGAGTCGGGGCTTGTTTGGCGTCCTGATACGTCGTGGGCTGAGGAAGTGGTCGAGGAATTGGCGGCTTTTCCTTTTGGTGAACATGACGATATGGTGGACTGCGCCACTCAAGCACTGATGCGTTTCCGTCAGGGTGGGTTCATTGGGCATCCGGACGATCTTCAGATGGAATCTGAGAGGCGTCCTTCAAATAGGGTCTATTACTGATGGCCAACTCTCCAAGTTCCAATATCGACAAGGGTCTGATGCAGGCCCCCGAAATGCCCGAGATGGAGGGCATGGACATGGAAATGGGGGATGAAGGCGGCGAAGAAGCCCCTTACTCGATTGAAGAGGACGAGGATGGCGGCGCAACCATCACCTATGAGGGTGGTGAAGGGGCCAAGGACATCTCTTCTCTGGGCTTTGGCGACAATCTGGCCGAGGTCCTTGAGCCACGATACCTGTTCGGTATTGCCAAGGAACTCAGCATCGCTGTCGAGGAAGACGACGAGGGCCGTGAAGAGTGGAAAAAGGTCTACGAAGAAGGCCTGACCCTGCTCGGCATCAATTACGAGGAGCGTACAGAGCCTTTTGAAGGGGCAACTGGCGTCACTCACCCCATCCTGAACGAGGCTGTGACCCAGTTTCAGGCGCAGGCCTACAAGGAAATGCTCCCCTCGAACGGTCCGGCACGTACGCAGATCGTCGGACAGTCTACTCCGGAGAGAGAAGCGCAGGCAGATCGCATCAAGAACTTCCTGAACTACTATATCACGACCGAAATGGAGGAATACGACCCCGAATATGACCAGATGCTCTACTATCTGGGCTACGGTGGCTCGACTTTCAAAAAGGTTTACCACGACAGCGACATGCAGCGCGCTGTTTCGCCCGTTATTTACCCGAATGACCTGATCGTTCCCTACACTGCGCGCGATATCCGCACCGCGGAGCGTGTAACGCACGTCATTCGCCTCACTCCGAACGAATTGCGCAAGCAACAGGTGTCAGGTTTCTACCGCGACATCGAAATGCAGGACCCGACAGAGTCCGAGCGCGACGAAGTCGTGGAAAAAGTCGATAAAATCACGGGCATCGAGCCGGGCAACAAGCCCGACGTGTACCGGATCTACGAAATCCACACCAATCTGGACATCGAGGGGTTCGAAGACCTCGATGCCGATGGCAATCCGACAGGAATCAAGCTCCCGTACATCGTCACGATGAATGCGGACACCAACGACGTCCTCGCTATCCGTCGCAACTACAGCGAAAAGGATCCGAAGAAGCGTTCGCAGCAGTATTTCGTCCACTACAAGTTTCTTCCCGGCCTTGGTTTCTACGGCTTCGGTCTTGTCCACCTGCTAGGCAACCTGTCACGCTCTTCGACGTCCATCCTGCGCCAGTTGATTGATGCTGGTACGCTGTCGAACCTTCCGGCGGGCTTCAAAGCCAAGGGCTTGCGCATCCAAGACGAAGGCTCGCTGTTGCAGCCGGGCGAATGGCGCGACGTTGACGCTCCGGGTGGCAGCCTGCGCGAAAGCCTGATGCCGCTCCCCTACAAAGAGCCAAGCGCAACGCTGATGCAGTTGCTTGGTTTCTGTATCAGTGCGGCTGAAAAGTTTATCGGTACAGCCGATCTGGGCATGAGCGATTCCAATCAGGAAATGCCTGTTGGTACGACGATTGCTTTGCTGGAACGTGGCTCACGTGTCTTGAGCGCAGTCCACAAGCGCCTGCACTATGCACAAAAGCAGGAGCTGAAGCTGCTGTCCCGCGTTATACGCGACACGGTAGGTGCGTATCCCTACGATGTTGCGGGCGGTCGCCAGATTTTCGCGCAGGACTTCGATGATCGCATCGATATTATCCCTGTCAGCGACCCCAACATCTTCTCGATGACGCAGCGCATCTCCTTGGCGCAAGAGCAACTCCGTCTTGCCCAAGCTGCGCCGCAGATGCACAACCAATACGAAGCCTACCGCCGGATGTATTCGGCTCTGGGTGTGCATGACATTGATCTGATCCTTCCGCCCCCTGCCCAGCCGCAGCCGGAAGGCCCCGCGATTGAGAACGCGCGGTCAATGACTATCCCTAACGGCGCTCCTCAGTTGAAAGCGTTTCCGGGGCAGGACCATCAATCGCACATCATGTCGCATATCTCGTTCATCAAGTCGCCTTTGGTCCAGACGTCCCCTCAGGTCTACGGCATCTTGTTGGCCCACGTGTTTGAACACGTCTCTCTGATGTCGATGGAACTTGTACAGCAGCAGGCACAGGCCATGATGCAGCAGGCTCCTCCGAGACTTAACCCGATGACGGGTCAGATGATGCCTCCGCCTCCGCCTCCTCAGGAGCTTATCCAGAAGGCCGCGGCCGCTGAAGAAGCACAGCTTATCCAAGCAATCATGGGTCAGCTTTCACCTCAACAGGCGGAAGATCCGTTGATCCAGTTGCAGCAGCGCGACCTTGACATCCGCGAGCAGGCTGTAAAACTGAAGGCTGAAGAAGCTGCTCTTCGTATCGATCTCGATGAGCGCAAGCTTCAAGCCAAACAGGCCGAGGACAACACCCGTCGTGCTTCGACAGAGGATATCCAACAGCTTCGTGCTAACGTCTCCCTAGCCCGTGCCCGTGAGGCAAAAAGGCCCGCCCAATGAACCCGACGGAACTCTTCTCCTCGCTTGAAGCCCGGTACAAACTGCCGCAGGGATACCTTGGCCGTGTTTATCAGGTCGAGAGCGAGGGCGGAAAGAACGTCTTCAACGAGAAGAGCAAGGCTGCTGGTCCGTTCCAGTTCACGCCGCGCACAGCGCGTGGGATGGGTTTGGAAAACCCTTACGATCTTGAACAGTCCGCAGAAGCCGCAGCACGTCTGGCAAGTGAGAACCGCACTTACTTGAAGAAGAACGGCATTGAGAACGTAGACGGTCGCGTTCTCTACCTTGCACACAACCAAGGCGCAGATGGTGCGCTTCGCTTGCTGACAAATGCAGACAAGCCTGCGACGGAAGTTGTTCAGAAGGACGCCGTTCTTTTGAACTCCGGCAA